TGAGCTGGAAAGGAGTTTGAATGAGTAGCTATAAAATAAGATATTCTGATGAACTCTATCATCACGGCATTCTAGGCCAGAAATGGGGTGTACGAAGATTCCAGAATCCAGATGGGTCGCTCACTTCTGAAGGCAGAAAGAGATATTCTAAAAATCTAGTTGAAATTGCCAAATCTTCATCACGTTACAGTGATGACAATAGTAGCGAGGCAAGGAAACTTGTAACACAATTAATTTCGTCAGATGAGGCTAACGAATTACGTGATTTAAGGCTTAACTATGTTAAAGTAATAAAGAGCGGAAATTCTGAAGATTTTTTAAATCAAATAGATGACGAGATATATAAAGAAACTGATGCTTTGTATAAGCAAAGAGGCGGTGCAAGTGATTGGTCTGAGTGCTTTAGCGAAGCGGAAGATATAGTTTGGAAAAGATATCCTAAAGAAAAAGCTCTTGAGGATAAAGCATATAAAGCTGTAGATGCATATATGGATAAATCTAGAGAGCTTGCCAATAAGATTATCGATTTTAGCTCACCGATTCCCGATATTTCTAATGCTGATGTGCAGACTGCTAAAATATATATAGCTAATGCAATAGAATTTGCTGATCAAAATGATTTATTTAGGAGATTGTAAATATGGCTAATAATATTTACTGTCCAAAAGGCTCCTATCTTATGCATTATGCCTCGCCTTATTACGACCCTGTTAAAGCTCATGAATATTACATGGAACATCGTGAGCTTAAAGGAAGAAGGTCTACTGCAGGTCTTAATGATGCTGGAAAAGAAGCTGCAAGGTATGTTAAGCAGCGTCTTAATGAAGAGAAAAAGCAGAAGATCGATGCCCATAAAGAAAAGACTAATAGGGGTATTGAAAACATCAGGGGGGCTTTAGGCAACCGAGTAAAATCCCTTCAGGAAATGCGAAAGGCTGATGTTTCTGATGTAAATGCTAGAGTTAAAGCTCAGACTAAGGCAATTTCTGAGAATGCTAAAAATGAAAAGACTAGACTTTCGGAAGAAACTAAAAACGAGATAACAAAAAATTCTGAAAAGACTAAGTCTGACATAGAAAAGCTTAGAAAAGAGCTTAAGGGAATGAGCAGCGTAAAAAAGTCTCTTAATAAAGACCGCATTGCAAAGGAAATTGCAAGGCTTAGAGACGAAAACGCAGCTCAAAGAGCATCCCTTCAGGAAAGACTTGCAGGGTCTAAACTTGAAGTTTCCAATAAAGCCAAAGAAGATTCTACTAGTGCAAGAAATGCTGGAAAGGCTGAAAGGGATGCCATTAGCACAAAGTCTAAAGAAGATATTAAGGGCATTAGAGAAATTCAAAAGTCTGGAGTTAAAGAACAGCGCGATGCACATACTCAGTATAGGAAAGACATTACTGAAGAGTACAATAAGCGCTATGAAGATGAGCTTGCTAAAATGCAGGAAGACTCGTCATTTAAAAAAGTTAAAAAATCCCGGTCTGGAAGAAGCAAAAAATCTTCCGGAAGGGTCATGAAGTAGTAAAAACTGAAGAGGCGGCCTCAAAAGAATAAGAGACATCCATATTCAAACATGAAGCTAAAGGCTTCATTTTTTATTGCTTATTTTTAAGGAGAAAAATTCAAAATGAGTGAAAAGTTTGATTTTAGTGGCTGGGCTACTAGAAACGATCTTAAGTGCTCTGATGGAAGAACAATTAGAAGGGATGCTTTTATCGATAACGATAAGCAGACAGTTCCTCTTGTTTGGCAGCATTCTCATGACAATCCTTCTAACGTTTTGGGTCATGCGTACCTTGAAAACCGTCCCGAAGGAGTATACATGTATGGCTCTTTTAACAACACAAGAAAGGGCCAGGAAGCAAAAGAAGCTGTAAGACATGGAGATGTCAAGTTCCTTTCCATTTATGCCAATAAGCTTAGACAGTCTGGTGGGGATGTTCTCCATGGACAGATAAGAGAAGTAAGCCTTGTTCTTACCGGAGCAAATCCTGGAGCAAGGATCGATAATCCAATAATTCAGCATGATGGCTACGAAGATGAAGTAGAAGATGAAGCCTACATCACAACAGGTCTTGAACTTGAGCTTTATCACGCTGAAGATGGAAAGCCCGAAGAAAAAGAAGAAACTGAAGAAAAAGCAGAACCTAAAAAGGAGAAAGAAATGGCAGAAAATGGCGATAAGACTGTAAAGGATGTCTTTGACACTCTCAATGAAGAGCAGAAGCAGGTTGTTTATTTTATGATCGGTCAGGCCGTAGAAAACGCAAAGAAAGGCGGATCTGATGACGATGAAGCAGAGCATAGCTACAATGATGAAGGAGATTATATGAAGTATAACGCATTTGACGACGATGATATGGCTCTCACCCACGATGGTATGACTGAAGAGCAGATGACCACAATCATCAAGGACGCAAAGAGATTTGGCAGCATGAAGGAATCCTTCCTGGCTCACGCAGAAGATTATGGTATTGATGGCATCGAATACCTCTTCCCCGATGCTAAGGCTATGGAAAATGCTCCTTCTTTCATTAAGAGAGAAGACAGCTGGGCTAAGAAGTTCCTCAATGCAACTCACCACACACCCTATTCTAGAATCAAGTCCCTGTTTGCAGATATTACTGAAGACGAGGCTAGAGCAAAGGGTTATATTAAGGGCAAGCTCAAGAAGGAAGAAGTATTCAGCCTGCTTAAGAGAACCACAACCCCCACAACCGTATACAAGAAGCAGAAGCTTGATAGAGATGACATAATTGATATTACTGACTTCGACGTTGTAGCATGGCTTAAGACCGAGATGAGAATGATGCTCGATGAGGAGCTCGCAAGGGCTATGCTTGTTGGTGATGGCAGACTCAATTCTTCTGACGACAAGATTAATGAGGACAACATCAGGCCTATCTGGACCGATGCAGACCTGTTCACCATTAAGGTTGCTGTTCCTGTTGCTGCTAATGCAACTGATGATGAGAAGGCTAAGGCATTCATCAGAGCAGCCATTAAGGCAAGAAAGGACTATAAGGGAACTGGTAACCCAATCCTTTACACCACAGCATCCAACCAGACAGATATGCTTCTGCTTACTGATGAAGTTGGAAGAGATCTGTATGATTCTCCGGCCAAGCTTGCTACCAAGATGATGGTAAGAGAGATTGAAAGTGTTGAGGTTATGGAGGGTCTTACCAGAACCGTTAACGGCACTACCCATACTCTTGCTGGCATCATTGTTAACCCGGCTGACTACAATGTTGGCGCTGATAAGGGTGGCTCCATCAACATGTTTGATGACTTCGATATCGATTACAACCAGCAGAAGTATCTTATTGAGACCAGATGCTCTGGTGCTCTTACCAGGCCCTTCAGCGCAATCGCAATCGAGTTCGTAACTGAGTAAAGGAGAACACAAATGATCATTGTTGAAGAAAAGGGAATAGAAGTTGCTGATAAGCCGACTCCAAAGGAAAAGGTTTTCAACGACGCTAAGGATAAGAACGTAGCTGCGCCAATTGTCTATAAGAACGGTGCCGCGCTCTATTACGATGAGAACTTTACTAATGAAGTTCCTTTCGAAGATCTGCTTGACCTGTTCCTTAAGGGTGCAGTTCTTAAAAAAGGCGATACATATGCAGCTGCCATGGGATTTGACGGTGTTGAAATCGTATTTAATTCCATGACAGCTACACAGCAAGCAGGTGGCAATCCAACTGCCTAAAGATACTTAGGAGAAATTCAAAATGACCAGTAGATTCTACGATGAAGTTGGCTATGTTGATACAGTTGAAACGGCGCCATCTGTTTGGGAAGAAAAAGTCATACATAAAGCAAACTATTATGGTGATATTTTAAATCCTTCTGTAAGATTTAGAGGCGCTGATAAACTAAACGACAACATAGAGACAACCGATAAGATAAGCATCTTGTCAGATGCGTATGCGTCTGAGAATTTCTCTCTTATTAGATTTGTAAAGTACAGGGGTTCTTACTGGAAGGTAACTGAAGTTTCAGTAAGGCCCCCGAGGCTTATCTTATCACTTGGAGGTGTATACAATGGGCCTACGAACTGACCTTGATCAAGAGCTTAGACAGCTTCTTGGATCTTCAAATGTATATTTTCAGCCTCCAGCAAGTTTAAAAATGAAATACCCCTGTATTGTTTACAAGAAAAGGGGAGGAAACACTCGTTTTGCAGGTAATAAGCCCTACAAATACGATGCTTCTTATGATGTAACTGTCATTGATAGAGATCCGGATTCAGAGATTCCAAGAAAAATTGCTATGCACTTTCCAATGTGTGTAGCCGGAAGATGCTACACATCCGATAATCTTAATCATGACACTTTTGTTTTGTATTATTAGAAAGGACAACATATATGTCTAGACTTACATGGGATGATACCGGTAAAAAGATATATGAAACTGGTGTAGACAGAGGTGTTCTCTATCTGCCTAATGATCAGGGCGTTTATGCAACTGGCGTTGCTTGGAATGGCCTTACTGCAGTTAACGAGTCTCCTGATGGAGCTGAATCCAACGAGCTTTATGCAGATAACATCAAGTACGCTGACCTGATTTCTGCAGAAGAGTTCGGCTTTACAATCGAAGCTTACACTTATCCTGATGAGTGGAAGGAATGTGATGGTTCTAAGGCCATAGCAACTGGCGTTTATGCCGGCCAGCAGACAAGAAAGCCTTTTGGTTTCTCTTATAGAACCAAGATGGGCAATGATGTAGCAGGTGAAGACTACGGCTACAAGATCCATCTTATTTACGGTGCAAAGGCTTCTCCTTCTGACAGAGACTATGAGACCATAAACGATAGCCCAGACGCTATCACCTTCAGCTGGGAGTGCACAACAACTCCTGTAAATGTTGGCGATGGCTTTAAGCCTTGCGCAACTATTGAGATTGACTCTACAAAGGCTACTGCTGAAAAGCTTGCTGCTCTTGAAGAAGTTCTTTACGGCGGAGACAATGCTGAGCCAAAGCTTCCTACTCCTGCAGAGATCATCGCTCTGATGAGTTAAAATAAAAAGATATTTTAAGGGGAAGAGCCTTTCTTCCCCTTTTTTAGTTTTTACGGAGGACTAAGAGATGCTTAAGAAGACTATAAAATACACAGACTATAACGGTGAAGAAAGAGAAGAAGATTTCTACTTTAATCTTTCTAGAACAGAACTCACTGAATGGGAGCTCTCTGTTGATGGCGGACTTTCCAATCTAATTTCTAGTATAACCAAAGAAAAGAATGTTCCGGAAATAGCAAAGAAATTTAAGGAAATCATACTTAAGGCTTATGGCGAGAAGTCTCCGGATGGAAAGAGATTTATTAAATCTCCAGAAATTTCTAAGGCATTTTCCGAAACAAATGCCTATGATGAACTTTTTATGAGTTTCTTTGGTGATAATGGTGTAAATATTGCTCTGGATTTCGTTAAGGGAATCCTTCCAAACGATATTGGTGGGAGCGATGCTATAAAGTCAGCTATTGAAGCTGTTAAACATTAGAGGTGAGAGGAAATGCTCCAAATTAAAGTGCCAGATAGAGAATTTTTGGATGACAAGACTATGGAGTTCTTCACGATTAAAGGGGCGACTCTTACTTTGGAGCATTCTCTTATCTCAATTTCAAAATGGGAAGCTAAACATAAAAAGGCATTCTTTTCTGACGATGGGATGACTCCAGAAGAGTCTTTAGACTACATAAGATGTATGACTTTAACGCAAAATGTTGATCCTGCAGTCTATCTTCTTTTAAACCAAAATAATTTAAAAGAAATACAAGAATACATATCCGATCCCATGACCGCAACCGTTATCGACAGCAACGAAAATGGTTACGGCCCAAAGAAAAAGGCAAAAAAGTACACATCAGAAGAGATTTATTATTACATGACCGTGTTTAACATCCCTTTTGAATGCGAAAAGTGGCATATAAATAGGCTTCTTACTCTGATAAAGATAGCCAATGAACAAAATAAACCAAAGAAGAAAATGAGTAAGAAGGCTCAGTATGAAAAATGGGACCGTATTAATGAGCAAAGACGAAGAGCTCTTTCAACGAAGGGGTAACCCATGATTTCAATAAAGCAAAAAGGAAATTTCGATAAAACAAATCGTTTCCTTGGTTTTTTATATAGACGAGACTTTTATAAAGTACTAGATAGCTACGGAAGAGCAGGAGTTCAGGCTCTTTCTAGCGCAACACCAGTTAACACCGGAGAAACGGCAAGAGACTGGTACTATGAAATACATATGTCTCAAAATAGTGTAAGAATTATTTGGAGTAATTCTAATATGACAGAAGGGATACCAGTAGCAATTCTTGTTCAGTACGGGCATGCTACTGGTAATGGATACTGGGTTGAAGGTAATGACTTTATTAATCCAGCAATGAGAGATATTTTTGATGGCATAGCTGAAGCAGTTTGGGAAGGAGTAAGAAACGCATGAGCGCAATTGACGAACGAATAGTTCAAATGGTGTTTGACAATAAGCAGTTTGAAAGTGGCGTTTCAACAACTCTTCAAACAATCGGAAAGCTTAAAGACAGCCTTAATTTTAACGGCCAGAAAAAGGCACTATCGGAATTAAGTTCTACAGCAAATAGGCTAGATTTTAGCGGCTTTAGCGGTGCTGTTGAAGGGGTTACTGGAAAATTCTCTGCGCTTGAGACGGTAGCTATTGGCGCGCTTCTTGAAATAGGCAGGAAAGCTGAAGCAGCTGGAGAAAAAATAGTTAAAAGTCTTACTATTGACCAGGTTTCATCAGGTTGGAGCAAGTTTGAAAATGCTACAAGAAACACCATAGCTACAATGAACCAAACCGACAAGTCGCTAGAAGAAGTTGAAAAAGAAATAGACATGCTGAATTGGTATTCAGATGTAACTTCTTTTAGTACTGAAGCTATGACCAATGCTCTTACAAGATTTACTTCTTCTGGTGTGGATCTTGAAACCGCAATAAAAGCTATTATTGGTATAGGTAACTCTGTGACTTACGCAGGTAAATCTGCTCAGGAAGGGTCGCAAGCTTTTGCAATATGGGCAAGAGCTATAGGTTCCGGCCGTCTAATGGGAAAAGAGCTAAACTCTTTGGATACCATGGGATTTCTTACTGCTAAGATGAAGCAGGAATTTATTGACGCTGCCGTTGCTATCGGAAATCTTAAAAAAGGTGAAGTAACCATTGAAAACTTTAGGGATACGCTCAACGCAGACGATACTAAAGGATGGCTAAGTACTGAAGTCATGATGAGGGTCTTCGGTGAGAAATATGGTAAATTCACAAAGAATATTTATGAGTTTACAAGAGCAACTGAAGCTGAAACGGGCGAAGTTTTAACCTTAAGTGAAGCACTTAAACGCTATGATGGTGAGGTTGACGAGTTCGGACAAAAAGTTCTTCTTACATCTACACTTGCAAGAACACTCACTGATGCAATCGATGCCGCTAAAGATGCTGCATCTTCTGGATGGGCGGAAGTATTCAAATACATTATCGGTAATGCAGAAGAAGCCACCGATGTTTGGACCGCTCTTAATGACGTTCTTGTTGGGATATTTGCTCAGCCGGTTAAAAATCTGGCCAATCTTGTAAAGACCTGGAATGAACTTGGCGGTAGATCTGACCTTTTAGAAGGCATTAGGAATCTTTATGCTGGTCTTAGCAATCTTGGAGACAGATTTCAAGAAGCAGTAGACAAATTCTACATTAAATTTAAAGCACAAGATCTGGTAAATATTACAAGAAGGTTCAGAGATTTAGCTGTACTTTTTAGGCATTTTACAACCACTAATAGCTTTTTCACTGACGATTTTTCAACGCCTCTCGATAAGCAAAAAGAACGAATTACAAAAAAAGCAGAAGATATTTATTTAGCTCTTAACGATGTAACCGAAGAAGAGTCCTATAAGCTTTACGAAAAAACTAAAAAAAGAATCCGAGACAAAGCTCTTGAAATTGCTGGTGTTCCAGAAGAAGTGGCTAAAGAAGCTCCACCAGCTCTTACCCGTTTAGAAAGAGCTGCGCAAGGTCTTGTTAGCGTACTTGAAATATTAAATAATTTCTTTGATGGGATTAAGGACAATATTAAGGTTCTTGCCCCTGCAGCAGGAAAGCTTGCAAATAAGTTTCTTGATATTGCTGCAAATATTGGTGATGTAATTACCAAGGTTAAAGATTACTTAAAAGAGCATGATACATTTAATAGATTCTTTAACACTACCTTTAAGATCGTCAACAACGTGGTAAGCGCAATACTTGATTTTGTACCAAGTATTGATAGTATTAAAGACAAATTTGTAGAATTTGTAAAACGCTTAGACCCGGTAAAACAAAAGATTATAGAGTTTTTTAATACCCTTAAAGAAAAAGAAATAGTAATAAACTTTACCGGTATAATCGAAAAACTATCAAAAGGTTTTAGCAGCCTTCTTGATATTTTAAAGGACATTGGAAAGTTCTTTGCACCAATAATTGAAGGAATTGGAGAATCTTTATCCAATGCTATAGATAATTTTAGGCTTAATGACAGCTTAAAAACAGTAAATACTGGACTTATAACAGTACTTCTTTCTAGATTTTTGGTACTTTCAAAAGGCATTTCTGCAGCTGGAGGAAGCCTTAAAGATTTCTCTGGAGTATTCAGTAAGCTGAATGATGCAAGCGAAGGTAAAGGTTTTCTTGGAGGACTTGGCGCTTTATTTAGTGCTGGATGGACAACTTTTAAAGCTGATATTTTTAGTGTCTTTAGTCCTTTGATAGAGTTCTTTAAGCAGATTTCAATGATGAAGGCATCTGCAGAAACAATTAGATCTATTGCTGTATCTCTTGGCATACTTACTGCATCTGTATTTGTGCTTTCGACAATCAACACCCAAAAGCTTATTGGGGCGGTTGTTGCGCTTTCGCTTTGCATGAAAATGCTAACCAAAGCACTAACCACTATTTCAATAATTGCGCCGAGTGATAGAGTTGCTAATGTAAAGGCTTTAGGAACACTTATCACTGCAATTATTCCGCTTGCAGCTGCTGTGCTTTTAGTGTCTTTTGCTGTTAAAAAGCTTGGATCATTAGACCTTCCTGGACTTGCAAAAGGCCTTGGCGGAGTAGTTGTTCTATTCTATGCTCTTCACAAATTCCTTGATGCACTTGTGATAGATAAGAAAAATGCCACAGGCATTAAGGCTCTTGCAAAAGCACTTATTCCTCTTGGAATAAGTTTGATTCTTTTTGCTCAGGCAGTTAAGATGCTTGGAAGCCTTGACCTCCCATCGCTTGGAAAAGGTCTTGGATCAGTTGCAGCCGGGCTTACTGAAATCGGAGTTTTCTTCTACGCTATGAAGAGCCTCGGAAATACTGGAAAAATCGCATCAAGTGTATTAATGCTTTCTTTAGGCCTTCTCGCCCTTACAGCACCTATTGCAATCCTTGGAAAAATGAAGCCTGAACAGCTTTATCAGGGAATAGGTTTCTTAGGTCTTGCACTTGCTGGAATGAGCGGCGCATTTGCTATGCTGAATAATACGAATAATATTTTGTCGTCAGCGGCTGGCTTTATTGCTCTTGCAATTGCGCTAAATCTTCTTGTTCCTGCGATTGTTGCTTTAGGGTTAATCCCTGCGGATACTATAAAAACATCCTTAATAACACTTGCTGGAGCTTTTGGCATACTTTTAGTTGCTGCATTGGGTATACAAAAGCTTGGCCTTAAAGACGAGCTATTTACATTGGCAGGCGCTATTGCACTCGTTGGCGCTGGCGCATTCCTTCTTGGAGCAGGCCTTTTAGCGGCTGGCGCTGGTCTGACATCATTAAGCGCAGGACTCACGGCATTTCTTGCAGCGGTTCTTGGAGCTTTGCCTCTTGCAATCCAGCTATTTTGGGCATTCTTAGAAGGGGTTCTTGGCGGACTTCTTCAGTTCCTTATTGATATTGGAAAGCTGATAATTGAAGCAATTCCAACCCTTCTTGAAGTTGCTGGGACTTTGTTAACGGCACTTCTTCAATTCATATTAGAATATGCACCGGCAATAATTTCAACTGTTCTTGATATTATTGTGATGCTTATGAATGCGTTAGCTGAAAAACTTCCAGAACTAGTAAACGCAGGCGTTGATCTAATAATAGCGTTTATTGATGGGCTTGCAAGTACAGTAATTGATAAAGGGCCAGAGCTCATAAGGGCAATCAGTAACCTTATGAATTCTATAATAATCTTTATCATGACCGTTCTTCAGAGCCTTTTGAAAGATATTCCTGTTGTTGGAGATGCAATTAATACATACTTTGACGAAAAGAAAGCAGAACTTGCAGCGGAATATGCACCTTCGGAAGGTGAAAAAATTGGCTCTGGTTTTGCGGGAGGTATAGCAACTGGAGCTGACAGCAAAAAGACGGATCTTGTCACTGCCTTTAGTGGCCTTGGTTCTGCTTCTGCAGATGGTTTTAATCCTTCGCAGTTTAATATAGTTGGTGAAAACTCTGTTACTGGGATTTCAACTGGAGCTGAAAACAAGAAATGGTCACTGATAAGCAAGTTTAAAAGCATTGCGGCTCAGGCGCTCGAGGCAACCAATTCCCAGCTCGGAATAAACTCTCCTTCTAAAGCATTTATGGAAACTGGTAAGTATTCGGTAGAGGGATTTGCTTTGGGGCTTGATAAGTATTCGTATCTTGCAACAGACTCATCTTCAAAACTTGGTGAAACAACAATAGATAGCTTTTCTGAATCACTTTCTAAGATAAGAGATTCTATCGATAGCGATTTCGATGACACACTTACAATCACTCCAGTATTAGATCTCTCAGAAATTCAAAATGGGGCTGGAATCGTTGATGGTATGTTTAGCAATCCTTCAGTTTCGCCTGCTTTCCTGACTTCCGACGCCGAAAGAAGAGAAAGAGATGAGATGCTTAACACAAGGCTCAACACTTTGGAAAAGCTGATGGCAAGACTCGTTGAAACTGCTCAAACTTCTCAGCAAATGGGTACCGCCCAGGCGATTAAAGAAGCACTTTCTGGCACGGGAGTTTACCTTGATAGGTCAAGAGTAGGGCAGCTTGTAACAGATTACCAAGGAAATGCAAGAAGGGCTAGGGGAGTTTAATGAAATTTGAAGCAAGAATTAATGGACACCCCATTGAAAACTATATTGCAGAAGGGGGCGTCTCTATCTCAATCGATAGAAGAAACGAAAAGTCTGTTACAACCGCTAACGGAGTCCTTCATAGGAAGTCAAATGATAAAAGAATTGTAAGTATTGAATTCAGAGATATGGATGATAGATACTATACACTTCTTCGTTCTTACATTGGTGAAGGCACTTGCGCATTTTACTTTACTGACTTTATTAATACACCAATTGACAGCGTTTTTTACGTTTCAATTGGCCAGCCAAAGTTTAATAAGGTAATAGCAGGATCAATTACCCATGTAACTGGCTTTTCTATCGAACTAACTGAAAAATATTAATAGGAGGATGACATGCTTTCTACATCTGATGCTTTTAAACGCATCCTAAAAACAGACTACACTGTAGAGTGGAAAGCTGTTATCGCAGGAGTAACCTACAGCTCAGACGTCCTTATAAGCGCAAGAACTTCTAAGGACGTCTTTGAGTCTGGGTCCGGACTATCTGTTGGGAATTGCATTTCGGGCCAGCTCGATTTAGCGCTTTTAAAGCCTGAAACTGCAATCCCAAAGATGGCAGAAATAAAGCTTTATCTAAAGATATTTAATAGCACTGAAGAATCTGAATGGATACCAAAAGGTGTTTACTTTATCTCGACTAGAGAAGAAGAGATAGAAGATGACGGAATCGATGTTATTGATATTCATGCATACGATGCGATGATGAAGCTTGAGCAGCCTGCTGCAAACGAGGGGGATCAATCTACTTGGCCTAAAACAGATATTCAGGCTCTTCGCTATGCAGCAGAAAAAATAGGCGTAGAAATTGATCCAAGAACTGTAAGTCTTATTAATAAGGGCTATTCCGTTCCTTACGTTGGATACGGAGAAGATGGATATTCTCTAAGAGAAATGGTCGGATACATCGCAGCGATGTATGTAGGAAATGCAGTAATAACAGATGAGGGAAAACTTCATATCATCTCTATTGCAGCGTTTGACCAAGAAACCTATCTTCTTGCAAATGAAGACGGAGATAGACTCGTCTTTGGATCAGATAGAATAATAGTAGGTAGCGACAATGAGTGATCATATTTTTCTTGGCAAATCCTACGAAACATTAAAAAAGAATAAAAAATCTAGTCCTTACTCTAAGGTCGTTATCATCACAGGTGATAGGAATGAGGACGATGAAGATATTACTTATGTGGCTGGCGATGATACAGGAGCAACTCTTGAAATACAAAACCCTTATGGGACGCAGGCTATGGCAGAGGCTATTCTTAGTTCTATCAGAGGTTTTAGATACCAGCCATTTGAGCTTACAAACGGCCTTCTTAATCCTGCTGCTGAAATCGGTGACAGTCTTACTGCTGGAACGCTTTACAGCGGGATATTTTCATTAAACCAGGACTACGGCCTGCTTCTAACATCTGATATCGCCGCAAAGAAAAACGACGAAGAAGATGAAGAGTTTAAGGTCGTTCCAAAGTCAACAAGGACTCTTACAAGAACCCTTTCCCAGCTTAAAACTAGCCTGAAAGTCCAGCAAAACCTTATTGAAGCAAGGATAACCTATGACGATGCTGAGACTCTTATCCAGCAAGATATTTCTCAGATAACTCTTTCTGCAACAAACGGGTCAGATAGTTCAACTTTAACTTTAAGAGCTGGAGAGGCTACCCTTTCATCTGCTAACATTTCGTTTAGCGGAGTTGTAACTTTTACTGACCTTTCTACTGCAGGCTCTACCACAATCAATGGGGCAAATATTACAACCGGAACGATTTCAGCGGATAGGATAGCGACGAATATTAGTCAGGTTAATAATTATTTAACGCTGGGTGTGGCTGGTTCTGCAGCTAGGCTTGCTTTTCCTCCTGATACAACAACCGGATTTGGTGCATACATTGAGCATACTGGTTCTGGGCTTGATATTCATGGATATGACAATGTAACAATTCATAGTGACTACACGGTTTATTTAGATTCTCGTTATGGCCTAGTCATGGATGATGGTGGTGCAACGTATAATGTTTTATGGGGGACTGCAAGCCCGGATACTGTGTTTAATGCGGCAGGAATTATTCCGCCAGAAGCCGGGCAAATATATTTCATGATCAATTAAATGGAGGCATATTATGGGATTTAGTGTATCAACATCGTATACCTCTATAACTATAAGATATTCTGGAGCAGGCTCTGGCTGGACCTTTGACTATGAAATTTCAACAGGCGAAAGTAGTTTTGGAACAAGTTCTACTTCGTACACGTTTTCTGGACTAGCCGAAGGGACAAGCTACAGAATTGCAGGTGTTGCTTACGATGAAAATGGAGTAACACAAGACTATGTTGCAGGAACTTATACAACTGATGAGCATCCAGCTCCGGAAGCTACATTTTCGGCATCTTCTTCCGGGAGTACGATAACTGCTAGCTGGAGCAATTTTCAGTCAGTAAGTTATACACGAGAAATATGGTACGAACTTCACACAAGTCCTTGGAGCATGGGAAAAGAACCTATTGCACAAAGATCAAAAACCATAGTTCCCGGAACGCAAAACGATTCCGTATCGTTTAGTGACCTGCAGAATGGAACTTATGATGTTTATACCTATGTCTATAACACTACTGATTACTCTGTAGTAAGAACTGACATTGCAAGAAACATTGTCGTAAGTGGTGGATATACACCTGCTGTATTTAATGCGGTGTCAACTGGCTATCATTCAATTAGAGCGACTCTTTCCAATATATCTTCTAGAACCTATGACAGAACTTATACCATAACAATCCAGCAGGCTTCTGAATCTTGGTCACAGACTGTAACCAGAACCGTGTCTGCAGGATCTACGTCGAACATTGTTATTGATTTTACTGGACTGATTGCAGACACCGTATATAACATCACATGCGTAGATAGTGCACATGCTGAAAGCTATTCCGATTCAGCGGCAACGGATGCAATGCCGATAGGCGTTTGGGTATATGATGGTTCGACATGGAGGCCTGCACAGCCATATGTTTATAACGGAAGCACATGGAAAAAAGCAACTGCAAAAATTTACGATGGTTCAACCTGGAAACCAAGTTAGGAGCAAAATTTCAAAATGGATAGAATTCTTAAGAAAATCGAAGCACTTGACCAGACACTTGCAAGCATTATGGTTTCTGGAGACTCTGTAATTAGCATGGCAAGTGCAAGAATGGCTGTAAAAGATATTTACGAAAATATTGAGAGTGCTTCAAAAGAACTAAACGACCTAAGATATTTTAGGGATACTGTAAATAAGGAGAAAGAAGATGGCAGATAAGTCAGTAAGCGCTCTTCCTGCTGCTTCTGCCATCACAGGCTCTGACCTATTTGTGCTAGAGCAAGGTGGAACGGCAAAAAAGCTTGCAGGCTCCATCCTTAAAACTTACGCAGAAGATGCAGGTGAGGCAAGAGTATCTGAATACGTGCAGTCGGCAATAGATGCAGCTGAATCCGCTTCGGCTTCCGCTCAAACAGCAACTGCTAAAGCTTCGGAAGCATCAAGCTCAGCCCAGACTGCAGCTACTAAGGCTTCTGAAGCCTCAAGCTCAGCCCAGACTGCATCAACTAAGGCATCAGAGGCATCTACTTCTGCTAGCAATGCCGCATCTTCAGCAAGTTCCGCTTCAACTTCCGCTCAAACAGCAACTGCTAAAGCTTCGGAAGCTGCAAATTCAGCAAGCTCGGCCTCAACTTCAGCTCAGACGGCAACTACTAAAGCATCTGAAGCAGCAGATTCAGCAAGTTCTGCCTCAACTTCCGCTCAGACGGCAACAACTAAGGCATCTCAGGCAATGAGCCATGAGGTAAACGCCAACGCAGCAAAGCTCGATGCTGAATTTAGCGCGAGCCAGGCCGCAGCATCTCAGACAGCTGCTGCAAATTCTGCAAGCGCTGCAGCAACATCCGAAGCCAACGCTGCTGAGTCTGAAGAAAACGCAGAATACTGGGCTCACCAGGCAGAAGGAGCCGTGGCAGGAGTTTCTTCCTTTAAAGGAAGAAGTGGAGCAGTTACGCCTCAATCAGGAGACTATACAGCTGCTATGGTTGGAGCACTTCCTGTTCCTTACCAAACTACAGAAGAAGCTAACGTAGTAATTTATGATGCTTCTGGTGATGTACTTCTTAGCGATCCATTTCCTAATGACACTGACTACTACCTAAATGGCGCAGGTACTTGGACTTATGTTTATGATGTAATTTTGGATACTAAAAACACAGCAGGGGCCACAGATACCAGCACAAAGATATTCTTAATTGGCGCTCCGTCTCAGGCTGCAAATCCTCAGACATATTCTGACAATGAGGTGTATGTAACAAATGGTGTTCTTACGGCAAAAAGCTACTCAGGAGGAGCAACTCTTAGCGGAACCCCAACTGCCCCAACTGCAGCTGCAGGAACAAATAGTACCCAGATAGCAACAACAGCTTTTGTTAAGGCTGCAATAGATAGCGCAATAGCAGCGGCAATAGCCGCAACGTATTGATATTTAAAGGAGACCAGCTATGGCAAATAAATACTCAACGCTACCGGCACTGTTTTCTGCCATAGCAGCTAAGATCAGGGCAAAAGACGGGACAACCAGCCAAATTGCCCCGTCTGATTTTCCTTCTAGGATTTCAAATATTCCGTCCACTTATCCTGATGGGAAGAAGTGGACGGAGGTTACCATTTCTTCTACTGGCAGATATTATACAAGTGTGTGCTGGGGTAACGGAAAATTTGTTGCTGTGGCAAGATCATCTAATGTCGCCCTTTACAGCGAAGATGGTATTACTTGGACTGAAACGACCATTTCTGACACTGCAAGAGATTGGAATTCTGTTACTTGGGGTAATGGTAAATTTGTTGCATTAACATACAATTCAAATATTGTAGCTTATAGTGAAGATGGCATTACTTGGACTGAAGTAACTTTTTCTAGTTCAGATGCCAGCAGATACTGGCAGTCAGTTTGTTGGGGTAATGGAACGTTTGTTGCAGTTGCAGATTTTTCGAATAAAGAGGGCTATAGCATTAATGGTACGGTATGGCTAACAGCAACTATATCATCGTCAAACGTACGCCGGGCCTCAATTTGCTGGGGCAACGGAAAGTTTGTCACCGTAACATATAATTCAAATGTTGCAGCTTATAGCGAAGACGGTATTCACTGGACTGAAACGACCATTTCAAGTACCAATAGAAATTGGATCTCAGTTTGCTGGGGCAATGGAAAGTTTGTTGCAGTAACGGCCAATTCAAATATTGCAGCTTATAGCGAAGACGGTATTCACTGGACTGAAACGACTATTTCAAGTACCGATAGAAACTGGTCCTCAGTTTGTTGGGGTAACGGAAAGTTTGTTGCGGTTTCATCTAATTCAAATATTGCAGCTTACAGCAAAGATGGCATTACCTGGACTGAAACGACCATTTCAAGCACTAAAAGATACTGGCGGTCAGTTTGCTGGGGTAATGGAAAGTTTGTTTCCGTTTCCGGCAGTACGGCAAGTATGACTTTGCACAAAACTGCAATTTATTCCAAAACATCAGAGGGTTAAATCATGGCAGGACTATTTAAAAATATTGCGGACGCAATAAGAGGAAAACTTGGAACAACAGACCCTATAGCTGCTGATGATTTCCCGGACAAGATAGAGCTAATTGAAGCAGGCGCCCCAAACGGAAAAACCTGGGCTGAAACAACCATTTCAAGCACAGATAGAAACTGGTCCTCAGTTTGCTGGGGCAATGGAAAGTTTGTGGCAGTAGCTGAATTATATACTAAAGCAGCTTATAGCTATGACGGCATTACATGGACGGAAACAGCCATTTCTTCTACCGCAAGAAGCTGGGCATCAGTTTGCTGGGGTAACGGAAAGTTTGTTGCTGTAGCAGGATTATCGAATATTGCCGCTTACAGCGAAGACGGTATTCACTGGACGGAAACGACCATTTCTTCTACTTCAAGAAATTGGAAGTCAGTTTGTTGGGGTAATGGTAAATTTGTTGCCGTTGGAGTTAGTATAGCAGCCTATAGCACCGATGGAATCACCTGGACCGAAACGACTATTACAAGTACAAATAGAAATTGGTATTCTGTTGCTTGGGGTAATGGAAAGTTTATAGCAGCTGCAAATCTCTACAATCTTGTAGCTAGAAGCATTAATGGAACTAGTTGGTCGGCGATAAATATGTATAATTCTTCTTCCCTTGCCCCGCGTCCTTGGACATCAATTTGCTGGGGTAACGGAAAGTTTGTCGTCGTTGGAACTAATATAGCAGCACATAGCGCTGATGGAAACAGCTATACTTGGACGGAAACAGCCATTTCTTCTGCTTCAAGAAATTGGCAGTCAGTTTGCTGGGGTAACGGAAAGTTTGTTGTGGTTGCAAGTGAATCTAATATAGCCGCATATAGCTATGATGGTATTACATGGACTGAGGTAGCGCTACCTTATTCGCAGAAATGGTCCTCAGTTTGCTGGGGTAATGGGATATTTGTCGCTGTATCTAGACAGTCAAAAACAGCAGCATATTCAAAATCCACTTTAGATTAGAAAGGAACAACTTTGCCAGACATTGAACAGATAACGCTGGGGCAGCTTGCAGTTGCCCTGGCTTTTGTTTTGGCGCTTGTTAGCGCCGTGAGGTCTCTTAGAAAAACGATTAAAGAAGGCCTTGAAAGCGTATTTGACAAGCGCTTTAAAGAAATAGAAAAAACGCAAAATGATATTTTGCAGAAGATCAAAGATGTGGACATGGAAAACTGTAAAAACTATCTTGTTACCTTCCTTGCTGAAGTAGAAAGAGGCGAGCCTAAGGACGAGATAGAAATCGAGCGTTTCCATGAACAATACGACCATTATATTGCAAATAACGGAAATTCATACGTTAAAGAAAAAGTTAATTATTTGAAAGAAAAGAAGGCTTTAAGATGACACAGGTAATAGTAAAAACTTTTGGACCTTATAAAAAAGGTAAGCTTTCGCACGTAATCCATCTTGAAGAGATTTATGGGACTAGCACAGAAACAAAACCAGTTATGACCATTGCAACCGGTTCCATTTTCGTAGAAGTAGATACTGGTGATATTTATCTGTTTAATGGAGATACAGGAGAATGGGTAAAGCAGTTTAGTCTTAAGGACTAAGGAGGCCCACCATGTTTAGTAAACTTTCTATAGCAAAAAAGCTGATCTTCTTAAAAAGGTTTAAAGAGAGGGCAGGGGGAGTAATAAAGACTCTATCTGGGACTCTTCCTCTTAGCTTTACTGCTCTTGCTAGCAATATTATATCACTTATCCAGTACGGCAAAACTGAACAGAACGGAACACCTACGCCATCTGCGCCTGTGAACATCGTGTGCAACAATGGGGCACTGCAGATGGTGGACGATGAACTGCCGAACGGTTACAAGCGGCTGCTTGGCATTTCGTTCGATGGAAACTTCCACTATGAAACGGGCGAGTATTTGACGGGCGACGATGATGTTACCATGACACTTGAGAACCCATCGTCCAGCGGCACAAATGTCTTCGGGTCGTACAACGGCGGCGCGAGCAAAGTGAACTTTTCGTTTTACATCATTAGAAGCAGCTCATCCGGTTCTTATTTCCGCTTTGGCGACCAACTGAAGCGACCGGTATATGGTGGGACTGAACAGCGTACGATTACATTCGGCAAGAGCGGCACATCTGGTTTTATGGTGGATGTCTCTGTTAACCCGGACGATTTCACGACCCAAGCGAATGTTTACATTGGCATGCTCCCAAACTCTTCCTCCCCCGCTTACTCTGGTGATATTATCGGGAGCATCCTCGTCAGCAATCGGCTGGAGTGGATTCCGTGTGAGAATCCGGGCGGCGTTATCGGCTACTATGAGAAGTACAACGGCAATTTCATCGCGCCGACTGGTAGTGGCACGCCAGTCAGCCTCGGCTATGACGGCTCGCATTTGTCTCTTGGTGTTATTGGCACTCCCGAAGTGCTTAAAGTTGGCGGCAAGAACTTGATTAAAATGCCGACCTTTGATGAAGTAACGCACTCAATCCAAGTTGTAAACTATTGGAATATCCCGATCAAGCTTGCGCCGAATACTACCTATTATATGTCATCCCACTATCTAAATGATTATACAAGCAAAGACAAGACCATCTATGTTCTTGTGACCGCCGATGCAACAGCAAATACGGACTATGCCACCATAGCTCATAAGTCTGTTGGTATCAGAGATAGGGATTTGACAACTGGTGATAGTGGCTACCTTTATTTACGAGTAAACGGTGGAGTAACGAGGGAGCTATATGAAGAAATGCTTGCAAACACAGAAGCTCAATTAGAGTTAGGTTCTACCGCCACTTCATATGAGCCGTATCGTGAACCGCAGACCGCCTCTGTCCAGAACCTGTATCAAGTAGGAGACTATAAGGACGAACAGGACATTATCAGTGGAACAATAACAAGACGAGTCGGGGTCAAGGTTCTTGATGGGACGGAGAACTGGGGCGCAAAGAACGCAAAAACTGGGCAGATCATTACAAGAGTTACTGATATGCTCAACCAGTCATCTGCACCGCTGATTGTTACGCACGGTGAATGGTCTACCTCGGCAACTAAGGACAGCAATAAATGGCGTGTCGTTGTTGGCCCATATCTTGCCGCTTTCCCAAGTCAAGAGACAACCGCTGACTTCAAGGATTGGCTTGCCGCCCAGTACGCAGCTGGCACTCCTGTCATCGTCATGTACCCGCTGGCAGAGGAAGAGACGGAAACAGTAACGCCTCAGCCTCTTAAGACTGTACAGGGCAATAACACTATTTCTGCGATTTCTGATATTTCAGGCATTAAAGTAGACATTACATATTTAGGTGAAGAATAACATGGCTTATATCATTCAGCTTTTCGATCCAAAGGCTTGGGATATGAAGTTTGCTGGGACTCCTTATGACGTTCTTCCTAAAAAAGTCCAGCCTCTTAAAAACTGGGCTAAAGAAGGAGGAGCAGATATCGCCTCAAACCTTTGCTTTTTTAACTTTGCATCAGCAAGATATTTTCCGCTTTACACTCTTCAAACTCTTTACGTTGATGGGACTTTATGCGGAAAAGGGGAGGCAAGCACCAGTCATCTTATAACTCTTCCAAATGGCGATAGAGTATCTGGATGGTGTGCTAATGAGAAGAAGGAAAAGATGCCTCTTATTGAGTCGGATAAGATTTATATTCCTGAAAAAAGGAATCGATCGTCCCATTCTCTTTTTGGCGTCACAACTGATGGAAAGATATTTACAGTAAAATCTAAAAAGGGCTACCTTCAGGATCAGCTTGCAGTACTTGTCTTAAGAGATATGCTAACTATTTATAGAACGCATATCATTTACCTTTTCGAAGAGGACGGAGGAGGAAGCACAGGGGTTTACTCAGCGCTTTCTGATAACCTCTACGCTCCTCAAAGAGAAGGAAAAAACGGCAGGTCAGTCACAAGTGCTTTTCTTGCTAAACTGAAGCCTTGCGCCAAAATTAAAAGGACTCTTAAATACGGATGCGTGGGACCGGACGTTATCATCTACCAGATAGCTCTTGGAAGCATAACAGCTGACGGAATATTTGGAGGAGACACTAGAACTAGAACAATCCAGTTCCAAAAAGAAAGAGGCCTTGAAAAAGATGGAATCGCAGGTCCTATAACTCTTGGAGAACTTAAGATATTTGGAGAATAGATATGAACATCGACATTAACCTTATTGTAGACTTTATTCTTAAAGTGATTCTTATCCTCTTTACCGTCCTTATCGTTCCAAAGCTTCAGGAATGGCTGAGCAAGAAGATAGGTGAGCAGGAAACCGATAAGCTTATTGCACTCATTTATGAACTTGTAAGGGCAGCCGAGCAGGTGCTTTATGGTAAGGACGAGGATGGAAGCCTTAGAAAGAAGTATGTAATTGAAGCTCTAAAAGATATGGGCTATGAATGGAATGCAACAATCGATTCTTACATTGAATCGGCTGTATTTGATCTAAATAGAGAAGCTCATCAGGAATACTGCAAGGAAGACTTAAAAGATATTTACGACGGCTTTATTCCGTACGAGGAGGAAGCAGATGATAATCCCAGTAATGAGCAGTAGTGAGTTTGTAGATATTGCAAAAAGTATCGCAGAAAATTACAAAACTCTCTACGTCCAGGGAGGTTTTGGAGCTCCTGCAACTCCTTCTATGAAGAAGAGAGTAACTGAAAATCCAAACCTTCCCTATAACCACAGCGAAAAGGTTAAAAAAGATATTTTCGCAGCTTCTAAAGATACGTTCTTCTTTGACTGCGTTTGCCTTATCAAGGGCATTCTTTGGGGCTGGAATGGAAACGAAAAAGCTATTTACGGCGGTGCTAAATACCAGGGAAACGGCGTACCAGATTTTACCATAGTATCAGCTATTAAGTCTTGTACGGACGTTTCGGCAGATTTTAGCAATATAGTGCCTGGAGAATTTCTTTATTACAGCAATGGCCACTGCGGTATTTATATTGGAGGCGGCCTTGCAGTAGAGGCAACTCCTGCTTGGAAGAATAAGGTTCAGATAACAGAAGTAAGAAATATTAACACAAACGGAAAGTTTCCTGGAAGGAAGTGGGCAAAGCATGGCAAGCTTCCTTATATTTCTTATCCTCCTGCTGAGCTTGTTAAAGGCACATATCATACGGTTAGAAAAGGCGATACACTTTCTGCTATAGCTAAAAAGTATGGCGTAACAGTAAAACATCTTGCCGAGCTTAACCAGATACAAAATGTTAACCTTATCTATGTTGGACAGAAAGTGAGGATTAAGTAAATGATCAACATCAGAAACGAAAACGGAAGCAACGGAATTATATATTCCGGCAAAGGGGTAAACAAAGAAAAAGTTTTTAATGACGCAGAAGATAAGAATGTTGCAGCTTCCGTTATATTTGATGGAGGCGATGACAAGTTCTACTTTGATAGTGGTCTTACAAAGGAAGTACCCGCTGCTGCATATCCAAACCTCTTTGAAAAGGGCGTAATAATCCATAAGGAAGATGGCAGCAGGGTGACCCCAAATGGCCTTGATGAAAATGGTGAATTTATATTTGGAGGAGAAAGCGGAAGTTCTTCTAACGTGGTTCCTCTTATTCTTACATATGATTCTGAAATAGACGGTTTTAAGATGCCAACAGGTATGCTATTAAATGACATTGTCACAGGCATTTTAGAGAATGGGAAAATCATAGTTCCTTTTCTTGTATCCGGTAACCATTCTATATATCAGGCGATTTTTAGATACGAGGTTATTGAAGGAGAAGCTTCAGCGAAAGTAGTTGTAGTTACTGAGAAATCCGGAAGCACTGATTATGTTAAATATTCAGCTGCTACATATCACGAGGATGAAGGTGTTGGATATTTTGCATTCCCAACCTACTGATTAACGTAAATCGTAAAAACAGCTTTATTTTTCAAGGTATAATATATCCACCCACCTTAAAAAGTCGCTTAAAACGGCTGTGAGAGGCTCAAAATTTCTTGCATTTTAGGAAAAAATGGAGTATTCTGGATCTATGTTGGACAGAAAGTAAGGATTAAGTAAATGAACATAAAAGAAACAAACGGTGTTGAAGTAGCAAAGAAGGCTACTGAAAAGACTAAGATATTTGACGATGCCAAGGATAAGAACGTTGCTAAGGTTGTGATCTATGAAACCGAAGACGGCTACGAACATGATGACGGAACTCCAATAGAAAGAGACGAGCTTTTCGATCTGTTTTCGAAAGGAGTTATAGTTGAAAATGAGGACGAAGAAATATGGAAGGCACCTGTAGCAATAAATGATGTCGGTGAATTTATATTTGCAGATGGGGGCGAAAGTGGAAGCTCTAATATTAAAGTAGTTAATATGACTGCTGCAGGAGATGACTTTAGCCTTCCAGATAATTTCGATATAGAAAGCGCAATAAGCGAAATAGAAAATGGTGCTGTTTATATTTTTAGAGGAAAAGATAGTAGCGGCTGCATAGTTTGTTCGTTAGGTGTTACCATTCGTGGCCCTGAGAATGGGAATAAAGCTATCAGTATTAATAGAACTCAAACCGTATACAATTCCTATGAGAAAAAGATAATTGTTTTAGCCGAGTCATGGTATAGCCATCAGCATAAGGATGCGGGTGTAACGTATAAATTAATGGTTAAAGTAACAGCTGGAATGTCGTAAACAGCTTTATTTTTCAAGGTATAATATATCCACCCACATAAAAAGCCAGGCTTAAAACGGCTGTGAGAGGCTCAAAATTTCTTGCATTTTAGGAAAAAATGGAGTATTCTGGACTTGCTTTAAAAAGAACTCAACTATTCCTAAAATGTAACAAAAAAGCATCATTGCAATAAGTAGAGCTTCTTTTTAAAGTAAAAATCGTTCTTTAGAAAGGAGCTCTATTTTTATGAAATACGTGAGAGGGTACCGCCAGGAGACGGTAAAAGCAGATTCTCCTGAAGTCTTTGATCTTAAGATGAATGATATTTTTCTTAGGGCTGCAGCCTCGGGAAAAGAACCTGTTGTAAAATTTTTTGACTCTATGGGCTTTTGTGCAACCGTAAGATATTTTGTGTCCGAGGCTATTCCGGAGAGTCTATCTGATAAGTACGAGCTAGAAGGCAACGGCTACTACTGCCAGGACTGCCCGTATTTTAAACTGCCAGAAGATAGGAGAAGGAAAAACGTCAAATGCGAAAAGTCAGGCTGCAGGGTTGATGCAGGGACAAAGGCCTGTGATATTTTCTACATGGTTTTAGAGGAGGAGCTAGATGAACATTCAGTCAAGTCTCTCGAGTAAAAACCCGTATAGAATCTCTCGTCACCGCTTTTTAGAACTAAGGCACTTTTGCCTTCAGTACAAGGATTTTAAGAAAAGATATTTAGTGGTCGAAAAAACTATCGCTCTTAGAAGCTCAGAAGACGAGTTTTCCGATCCAACAGGAGATACAGCAAGCTACCTTGCAGAACTATCAAATGCAATGAAGCTGATAGAGACTGCATCAAAAGAAGCGGATCCTTATCTTGCACCTTTTATATTTAGATCTGTTACAGAAGGGATTTCGTTTGATGAGATGGCCGCTAAAGAACTTATCTACTGCGGAAGGAACATGTTCTATGATCGCTATAGAAAATTCTTTTATATTTTGGATTTAATGAAAGGATTGTAAAAGAGTACTTAGAAAGGCAAAGTCTGTAGTAATCTAGTATCGCAAAAATTGCATCTCCTATAATGAGAAGATATCTAGTGAGACTTCTTATAGCAGCGGTAGGCACGCAAAGGACGAAAAACGTGGTCCTTGAGTTCAGGTTCGAATCCTGATTGCTATGTAAACGGATGGGGAAGGCGAAAACTGAACACGCAGTTATATTTTTTGACTCGCAAAAATTGCACGTCCTATAATAGAGTGAGGAGCGGAAGATCGTGGTTCGAATCCACGGTAGCAGAAATGCTACTAGCTTAATGGTAAAGCATCCATTCCTTTTTTATTTGCCAAAACAGGAGGAAATGAAAATGTTAGAAAATCTTATGATGGCGGGAGGAATAATTATATCGGTAGCTATAGCAGGAGTCGCCGGGATGAAGCTTAATAACATCATTAAGGCGTCACAGTACACACAGCTAGATGTTGACACCGCTTTTCTTTGCGGCATTGCAAAAGAAAGATTCGATACTATTCCTGAAAAACTCAGGCCTTTATTCACAAAGGAGAAGCTTGATGCTCTAGACATTGCTGAATTTGCGGAGATGCTTGGTCTCGAACCTAGTGGACACTTTATATATAAATAACTTATATAGATGTAAAGATTAGGAGGAAAAATGCCAAATAGATATTTTACAATCCATGAAATAGCATCCCTTCTTGACGTGCCTTATAGAACAGTTTTAAGATGGGTCATGGAGGGGAAACTGTATTCAGCAGGAAAGATTGATAGAAATCACCAAATTCCTGCTGATTCTTTTCTCGCATTTCTAAACAGTAACAAACGCTATAGGAAAGTGATCATTCGTAAGGAGGCTTCAAATGTTTAAAGTAACTGAAACATTTGGTAAATACGTGAGGGCTCATGATGGCACTGGTGATATTTTTCCGACTCAGACTGGAAAAATTGAGCATCATTTCGAGAGGGAAACTGAGGCTCTAAAATACATGTACCATTCAGTGTTTCTAATTTTAGATCTATGTGAAAGGATTCCGCCTGAGTTTGAATTCGTTTCTGTAACGCAAGACGAGAATGGAATCACTATAGATTACAAAGATCTTGAACTAGAAAAAAGTTTGTTTAATAGCTACACTATAGAAAAGGAATAAACTATGAAAAAATACAAAACCTTTTTTGCAGCGCTGGGAATATTCCTGGCGCTTTTTTCTTTTATATTTGTATGCCTTAGACTTGAAATAGCAAAGGTATATGCGGAAACTCCTATTGATATTCAAAAGGAAATTCCTTTTAGAACAAATGCATCCTTTGCTCCTGTGGATGCAAGTATTAAAAAACCTGAAGTTGATGCGGACGATATAGTTTATATTGCTAAAACTATCTGGGGAGAAGGAAGAGGCCTTTCTAAGTACGATAAGTCTCTTATCGCATGGTGCATTCTTAATAGGGTAGATGACGAAAGATTCCCGGGAAGCGTAGAAGGAGTTGTAACCCAGCCCTACCAGTTTCATGGATATTCTAAAGCCCATCCAATCGACGAGGAATGCCTTGAGATTGCAAAAGACGTCCTTACAAGGTATGCCTTAGAAAAAGAAACCGGATACGACTATGGGAGGACTCTTCCTAAAAAGTACGTAAGCTTTTATGGGGACGGTAAAAGAAACTACTTTAGAACAACCGATAAAACGGATAAGTACGATTTCTCACTTTCTGATCCTTATAAGGAGGACTAAATGATAGTCGATATTTCAAAAGAAGATGCGAATAGGTTAATGCCCCATCCTTTATGGTGGGATATGAAGAAGCTGTCTTATATTTGTCCGGTATGCAAAATGGAATACTTTATGCCAAAGGATGCAGATGCGATACTGGACTTTTCAGATGATCTTCATTACTGCATGAGATGTGGAACAAAATTAGAAGGGGTAAAAGATGTTTATTAAACTCACAGCATTTGATGATAAGGTGTATCTCCCAGATGATACTTATGAGACATTCGTAAACGCAGACGAGATAATAAGCCTTACATGGGATGAGGATAGAGGCGGAACTATTATTGATCTGTCCAATCAAAGAATCATAGAAGTAACTCAAACGCCTAACGAAATAATGAGCGTTATATCTAGGAAAAATAGAAAGGAAAAGTAATGGAACTAGAAAGAAAAGTGCATGGCTATAAGGGTAAGTATAGTAAAAGTGGCCAGTCAGTTGAGCAAAGAGAATTTACTCTTAAGCTTCTTGTTAAGAAAAATCTTCTTCTTGCTATAGAAGATAATAAGTCTAAAGTTATATCAATAATTCCTATGGACGATATTATGGGTCTTATCGACGATTTAAACAGTAAAATCAAGGAGGCAGAAGATGCAGCAAGAAAGCTGGAAGAAACAGATAAAGGAAGCATCGAAGAAGCTTAATCTTGAAGAAGGCTCTCAGCAAAAGATATTTGAAGACTACTGTGAAAGGGTTATTGAATCTCTAAAAAGAAAGATTGTAAATTCTAATATTACGTATAAGTACGATAAGTATAAAGATATTTGCAAAATCGAAATTACGCAGGAGAAGTACGGCCTTAAGTACTTTTACAGTCTATTTGATATTTCAAGAAAAGTGCAAAATCTTATAGACCCTATGGCAGTGGCCTTTGGAGTAAGCGTTGCTTACAAGAATTTTGTACTTGGCGAATTCTTCTCGTAAAAATTGCACATCCTATAATAGAGAGCGAAGAGAATGCTCTTTTTATTTTTTGACATAAAGGAGGAAACGGACATGTCAAAAGCAGTTATAAGGACACTGCCTGTTCAGGGAGCTGTTCAAATCAAAGTAATGCCGCATCTATCGAGCATAGAAGCGTGCATTATATTTCTTGGTGGAGCCTCAGCAGGGCTCCTTTTTGCTTCTTGGAAACTTGGTAAGGAGATGAGAGAAAATGGATCTGAAAGCAATAATTAAACCGGTATCTGATTGGGCAACAAAGAATGCTCCATCCATCATGACAGGTGTAAGCGTGGCAGCAGGTGCAGGCGCTGTTGGCACAAGCATTTACGAAACTGTTAAGACGGTAAGAGAATTCGATGCTCTTAAAACAGATGAGGACAATACTAAAAAGAAGATCCTCATTGTGGCCAAAAGATATTGGAAGCCAGCGGTTCTTGTAACCGTTTCTGCAGGATGCGCAATAGCAGCAAATCATGTGAACCTTGCAAGAAATGCGGCTTTAATCGCAGCTTACACTCTTTCTGATGGAAAGATGAAGGAGTATAAAGAGGCAGTTCTTAAGACTGTTGGCGAAAAGAAAGAAGAAGAGATCAGAGATGAGGTTGCAAGAAGTAAGATAGCCAATACATCTCAAAACTCAGTTATATACGCAGCAGGAGGAGAATACCTTTGCTATGATTCTATATCGGGAAGATATTTTAGGTCTAGCATCGAAAAGGTAAGAGCAGCCGTTAATGAATTTAACAGAAGGCTTACCTTTGAAGGCTCACTGTCTTTAAATGAGTTCTATGATATTTTAGGACTTGACGCAATCTCAATGGGCGATGACCTTGGATGGGATCTTAACCATGGCAATAGAGAGATGCTTGAAATGGATTACTCAAGCCAGCTCTATAAGGATGAGCCATGCCTAGTACTGGAATACAATGTTCAGCCTCAGTGGTGGGCATTTAATCAGTAAGAAGATATTTAAAGGAGGTCTTAGAAAAGTCTAGGGCCTCCTTTTTATTAAGGAGGAAAAGATGGACAGGGCAGCTTTAGCAAGAGAAGAAAGAAGCCTTAGAAGACTCGCATATCTTATAGCACCAAGAGACATGGAGATTGAGGTCAGCCTTTCTAGAGGTTTTTCAAAAGGCGCAAGTATGCAAAAGTATATTCTGATGGTTAACGATTCTAGGTACGTTAAGATGCTCGATCCATCTAGCGGCAATATTAAATCTCTTGTTTCTTGGGCAAGAAAAAAGATAGAGGCTTATATTCTAGGAGGAACCAATGGCTAAGGTTTTTATATGCGATAGATGCGGGAAAATCATTAATGATTATCCGGTTTCATTAATAGCAGAAGATGAGAATTTTGCAGAAATTTTAGGACTTAAAAAGAGAATCGATTTGTGCTCGGAATGCTCCGATATATTCTTTACAGATTTTCTTAAAAGCGAAGAAAATTCGCAGAATTTACACGCAATGTAATGAAGGGCTATTATGCAGCGCTAAGAAAAATGCTAAAAGCAAAAAGTTAAATAAGGAGGAACTTAAAATGAAGACAGAACAGATTTTGAAGGTTGTTGGAAAGGTAGCTTTTGGAGTAATTGTTATCGCAGGAGGATTCTTTGCGGTAAAGGAACTCGGAAAAGATATTCCAAAGCCCGAAAATGCAGCTGAAGCAATTAAGGAAGCAGTTGAACCGGTTGCAGAAGCAGTTTCTGAAGCAGCAACAGAAGCTTAAGAGAATGGATTAGAGGAGAGCACATCTCCTCTTTTCTTTTTGCTTTATATTTTAGGAGCAGAAGAATGAATAAGGACACCATATACAGACAGGACGCGATTGACGTGCTGCACAAGAATTGCGAATGTGCCATTAGCACAGCCAGAGCACAAGAAAGGAAAGTGGATTAAGATGTCAGATGCGGCTGGTATCTTTTACGCTTGTTCAGAATGCGGAGCTTTTAATCAAGATAAAGATAACTTCTGTCCGAATTGTGTAGCGGAGATGGAGGTGGAGTAAGCTATGAAAGATATTTTTGCATTTCTTGGCATTATCCTTATTGTAGCCTTTGTAATAATTGGTCTTGATCTTCTAATCTTTACTATAAATGACATAAGCGATAAGTATAAGGACAATGATTGGCTTGATTATTCACTTATATTAAATACAGCTATAGCAATAGTAGCTGTAACATTGCTTATAGCTAAAAAAATAGGATTGGTTCAAATATAGAAAGTAAATACAAGGGATGGTGAGTAAGGATGAGTAAATTAAAGCTGTGTCCGTTTTGCGGCGAAAAGGCAAAACTCATAAAGGAAACGGATGGTTATAAAACGAATCCAGTACACATCCTGCATTGCTTTTATGTGGAATGTCCTAAATGCGGAATGCGCACAAAAACTTTTAAAAGCGACATATGGCAGGATAATGCCGGTAATGTTCACGTAGAGCATAATGGTGCAGAAGAAGCAATCGAAGCATGGAACAGAAGATGCTGTTAAATAGAAAATATTTTAGGAGGATACAAAAATGCCAGTAAAATCAGCTACATCATATGGATCGCCCACTTACACAGATACTATGCCTTTTGAAGATGCTTATATTCCTTCAAAGGACAATAGCGCTGAGACATCAATAGTAGGGCGCATAAAAAGAATCGATAACAATGTAAGCCTTGCATACTCTAAATGCGTGAACATTATGGAGTTTCTTGTTAAAAACGATCGAGAGGAGACGTCCGCTCCGATTCCAGACATGTCAGTAAATTGTATGCGCGACGAACTTATTATGATCGAACTTACAACTAAGAATTTGAACGAGGTACTTACAGCAATAATTGCTGCTTTAGGAGTTGACTAAATGGGAAACGTAACTGAAAAACTTTTAAACGACTTCAAAGAAAAAGGCTATAGGAAAAGTTTTGAAAACGATAACCTTATCTCTTTTGAAGTACCAATTTGGATAGATGAAGACGTTATATTTCCAAAGTACGAAATTTACGTTCTTCAGATCTCCCTCTATAAAGGAAGGGTTGAAACGATCTTCTTTAATAAGCAGACCTCTCTTCCAGGATTTATCGATGGTGATATTCTTCCTCTTGCAGAAGAAGTGGCAGTAGAAAAAGGATGGAAAGAAAATGGCAACAAGGAAAAAGACTGAAGAAGGCGAATCCCAAAGAGTAATCAAAGACAGCGGAAATAGAAGAGAATTCGTATCTGGCGCAGTTCGTGATATTTCAGAAGGAAAAGGAAGATGTGACCTTCTCCCTTTAAAGGAAGTATCTGAGCTTTTAGGCTACGCAATGGAGGATCCATCTCATTGCGATGAAGTCATTATGGATATTCGCTTTTTCATGCAGACCAAAGATCCAAACTTCCTTTATGATGCAATTGTGGACTTTATAGGGCCTGATGATATTTACACAGCTATTCTTGACGTTTCTAAGCACTACGAAGAAGGTGCTAAGAAGTACAGCGATAGAAACTGGGAAAAGGGAATCCCTCTTCACTGCTATATAGATTCCGGAATAAGGCATTATATCAAGCACTTAAGAGGCGACGAAGACGAATTCCATGATAGAGCTTTCATATGGAATATGCTTGGAGCCATTTGGACTTTAAGAAACAGACCAGAATTCGACGACCTTTGGGAGGAGCAGGATGGTTAAGATTCTACTTTATATTTCAGGACTGATCCTTGCGTTTCTATTTGGCTCTCTTACTGTCGTAGTTGCCACTCCAAAGCTTGGAACCATGGCAATAGATAGTCAGGAAGATAAGGACGTCTATACTATTATATTAGATAAAGACCCTGAAGCCCTTAACCTAAAAGACGGAGAATACCGAACCATTAAAATTCATTATCTAAAGAAATCGAAAAAATAACACATCCTCTAATGGTAAATTTTTAATCTAAAGGAGGAAAAATTATGGATAGTGAAAAGTTGGATATTCTGATTAATTCAATGCTGGACGAACTAAATTCTGGAACGTTTAGAGGAACAAAGTATGAAGACGGCATAGAATCATTCGAGAAGATATGCGAGATAAGAAGAAAAAACGAAGAGCTTAAAATCGAAAGGGAAAGGCTTGAAAGAGAACAAGGTCTTAACGAGGTTAAGGCAAGAGAAGAATTCGAGCTTAGGAAAAAGCAGATAAGAGCTGACGTTTTAAGGTCTATTCTTGATATTAGTAAAGGAGGAATCTATGTTGCAGGCATACTTGCACTCGGACTTATCAGTTTGAAGGACGAACAGATAGCTGAAAGAATCTGGAAGCAAAACGGATCTAAATTCCTATTAGGATTCTTAAGACCAAAAATGTAGCTAAATGTAAGGCTGGGATAAAAAACCTGGCCTTATATTTTTCTTGGAGGAAACATGAACAAAGAATTAGTAATAAAGGCTATTGACAGCAAAGCTCCTTACATAGTAGGACTTAGCGCCTGCGCATGTATAGCCGCTACTGCTTACTACTCGGCCAAAGCCGGGGCAGAAATTAGCGACAAAGCAAGAAGGCAGCAGTATGAGTATATGGAAAAGAAAGAAAAAGCAGAATTTATATTTAAAACTGCACTTCCTAAGGCTCTTCCTGCTGCCGCTTCATGCACAGCTGCTCTTGCACTTACTGCTTCAGCAATTCTTATCAGCGAAAAAAGGGCTAATGCTCTTTCTGCTGTAATTGCTGGGATGGCTCCTGTTCTTCAGGCAAGGGAGGAAAGAGGAGATTCTTTTATGGAAGCTCTTGCAGACAAGGCAGAGCAAGAAGACCTTGATATTTTCGATACAGGAACAGGAGATACTCTCTACTTTGAAACCTATACAAGGCAGTTTTTCCTTGCCTCATCTGAATTTGTTAAAGAATGCGCATACCACTTTAACAGAAACTTTATATTAAGGGGCTATGCAACGCTTTCCGAATACCTCGAATTTCTTGGACTAAAAACATCCAAATACTCTGATGTAATTGGATGGAGCGATATTTCAGAAGGGGTATATGGCTATAGGTGGATAGACATTACCTATCAGGAAAGAGTGACAAGAGGCGGAAAAAGATATTTTTCAATCGACTATCCATTCCCGCCTAGATACGATTTCGAAGATCCATATGAGGATATGGAGCTTAATGCAAAAAGAGAACTTAGCAGGTAGGTTTATATTTTAAGGAGGATACAAAATGGACGCATACACAGTTATTAAAAACGGACTTTCTATTGCAGCAGGAGTTGGCGCTGGAGCAATTGTAAATGATATTGCAGTCAAAGTTATGCCAGAAAACGTTGGGCTTGCTGGAAAGGCTGTAAGAATTATTGGTGCAAGCGTACTTGGAAGTGCTGCTGGAGCTCTTGCATCTACCCAGATCGAAAATGCCCTTGACGAAGCTAAGAAGATATTCACCAAAACTAAGGAAGATCTTAGCAAAAAGTACGAAGAAGCAAAAGATGCTGCCGATACTGATAAGGACGGAAGCATCTCAAAAGAAGAGCTTGATGTCGCCGCAAAAAGAGAGTTTGAAGATTTAAAAGAAAAGTATGACGAACTTCTAAAGAGAATTGATGCTAGTGAAGTAAAGCTTACTGAATAGTTTACAGTAATTCGCAAAATTTACACATCCTGTAATGAAGACCTTAATTCTATTAAGAGGATTATTTACAGGAGGAAGTAAAAATGTTAATTACAAAGGCAGCATGCGAACTCGTTGGCGGTTATATTGGAGCAATGAATGCACCCAAAATGGTTGCTAAACTTGCAGAAAAAGTATCCGATAAGGAAGCTTTGAAAATGGCAGCAAAATACGTTGGGATGGCAACAGGAGTTGCAATAGGTGACAAAATCGAAGAAGCAGGATGCAAAATTGGTAAGAAAGTAGTTACTAAGACTAGAACAATCATCGAAAAGAAGAAGGAAGCAAAGAAAGAAAAGAAGGCTGAAGAGAAGGATAAGAAGATCTTAGACGGTTATGATGGAATGGGCTTTGTTAAGACAGAGCCAGCACCAGTAGCCGAATAAGGGCTTGTTAGAAGGCTTAACCAGCCTTCTTTCTTTTTTGCAAATTTATATTTTAGGAGGAAACAATGGAAGAAACAAAGGAACCAGAAAGGCAGAAGAAAGCAATAGAAGGCACTGCCAAGGTTAAAAAGAAGACGGGCTTTAAACGTTTTCTTGATATTTTTGCGGCTGATGACCTGGACAACGTTAAAGAGTATGTCATAACCGACATCATCATCCCGGCAATACGTGACAATATCGTTAAAACGATTAAGGACGTAACCGACATGATATTTTACGGCAAGAAAAGAGGGGCATCTGCTCCTTCTAGTAGCATGCCAAGAGTTTCTTACAGGTCTTACTACGATAAAGAAAGACTTGAAGATAGAGCTCCAAGGGTTAGAGACCCTGAGGACATTATATTTAGTACCTATGAAGACGCTGAGCTTGCACTTGAGGCCCTTACAGAATGCATCGACAAATACGGAAGGGCATCTATCGCAGACTTTTACGACATAGCTGGCGTCACAGGCGACAAGTATATCGGTAATGGTTACACCGATAACGATTATGGCTGGAGGAATGTATCAGCTGCCTATGTGAGAACCACAAGAGACGGCTACATTATATCCCTCCCAAGAGCTACTGACATAAGATCAAGATAAGGAGGATACCACATGCATAGCCTATTTAGACCAAGAGAGATCCCATCTAGAGAAATTGCTGAAAAAAGAGCTGCGATAGGACGAGTATACACGCCTGAATGGGCTGCAAGAATGCCATGGTATCAGGTGCTTGCGGTTTATTCATCGATGAGTAAACGGGGGCTTTTTGAGCGAATAGATTCTATGAACACAAAAAATACTTCGGCCAAAGCAGTATTTCCATCTGGGAAAAAAGCAAGAAAAGCCCCTAAGCGGCATCTTATTGATGACGGCATTCAGATAAGCATGTTCGATATAGATTATGAACGACAGAAAAGTTTTTAACATTATATTCGACTGGGTTGACGGGAAGCTTAAAGCTACCGTCATCCAGATCGGATCTACTAATATACTCATGAATAGCCTGAGCGCCGATCAGGCTAATGAACTTCTTGCAAAACTTGTTAAGACTATAGGAGGAGAAAATGAATAAGGAGATCATCACAAAAGCAGCAAGCATGGCAGCATTAAGACTTAAGGCTCATGCACCAGAAATTGCTCTTGCCGCCGGCATTATATCTGTTACTGCAGGAACAGTTCTTGCGTGCAAGGCTTCTATGAAGCTTGAAAAGACAGTAGATGCTATGAAGGAGAAGAAGGACGCTCTTGAGGCTAAGAAGGAAGCCCTTTCGATAGAAGAGTATCCTAAAAAGGAAAGAGGAAAGGACAGCTTTATATTCTATAAGGACTGCGTAAAGCATGTCGTTAAGCTTTATGGTGTTCCTGCTGCGATGTACGTTGGAGGAATTGGGCTTATTATATCCTCTCATGCAGTAATTAAGGGAAGAAATGCTGCTCTTATCTCTGCTTACAACTCTCTTGATGCTGCTACAAAGGCTTATAGAGAGAGGGTAAAAGAAGCTATAGGAGAAGAAGCAGAAGAAAAGATATTTCATCCTATGGAAGATGCAGAAACTGTTGAAACTTCTGAGGACGGAAAGGAAAAGAAAAAGAAGGTTAAGGCCTTTAGCAAAGAAGATGAATATTCTCCTTATGCAAGGTTTTTCGATGAGTTCAACCCAAACTGGGAAAGAGACCCTCAGAATAACCTTACAAAGCTTAAGGCCGTTCAGGAGATAGCAACCAATAAGCTCCATAGCCGTGGATATTTGTTCCTTAATGAAGTGTACGATGCACTTGGCTTTCCAAAGACTAAAGAAGGACAGCTTATTGGCTGGATAGAATCAAAGACGCCATACGTTGATTTTGGAATTTACGATGGCTTTAGAAAAGCCCAAAGAGACTTTGTAAACGGCCTTGAACCTTCTATTCTTCTCGACTTTAACGTTTCCGGTGTAATAATAGACGACTTTGAAAGAGCAGCAGACTCCAAGCTCTAAGGAGGAACTATGATTAAAAACATACTTATATTTACAGCAGGAGTAGGAGCTGGCTTTGGCCTTTCCTACTTCTTCTTTAAAGAGAATTTTAAAGCTGAATCAGAGAAAAAAGCTCAAGAAGAAATCAGCAAAATGCTAGAGGCCGTAAGAAAAAGAGAAGAAGCTGCTGACATGAGGGTAGCAGAGGCAGATGAGAAGCTAAAAAAGGCTAAAGAAGAGAGTCTTGAAATAAAGCTTCCGGAAGTTCCTGGTTTTAGTAAAGATAGAGACGAAAAGAAGCAAATAGCAAAGCAGATAATAAACTACTCTGGATATTCTTTAGGTGAGATTGCAAAAGAAACCGCAAAGGAAACTGAGCAGCCAGATGAAAATGATGATGTTGAGGACGCCGGATCCTATCCAAAAGAGGGCCTTGCCGAGAAGCCTTACATTATATCTGATGAAGAGTACCGAAACACATGTCCTTACCATTCTAAAGAAAGCCTTTTCTACTATCCAGATAGGGGAATCGTATGCGATGAAGAAGATATTCCGCTTGATCCTCTTGAAACCGGCCTTCTTGGAAACTTTGGCGATACTTGGGATGATGCTTCTTTTGGCAAAGACGGAAGGATATTTATCAGGAATGAACGAGCTGCAGCAGATTTCGAACTTATAGAGGTAGAGGAGGAAAATGACTAGCTATTTTTACTGGCTGGTCTCAATTATTGAAGACGGGGAGCATAAGACATCGGATTATATTCGGCTTCTCCTATTTCTTTTTCGCACAGAGTTTTACGCTGTGATGAGTAGAGATGAAAATAGGATAGAAGACGGCCTTGACCTTAGAGAAAGGTACATCTATATGGAAAGGCTTAACATATATTCTGACGAACTTGATGCTCCACCGTATTGCTCAGTCCTTGAAATGCTTGTTGCACTAGCTATAAGATGCGAAAACGAGATAATGTATGACCCAGACTATGAGGATAGGACTTCTAAGTGGTTTTGGATCATGCTAGACAATATC